TTCGCCTTCGTCGCCCATGTCCATTTCTGGTTCATCACCCATGTCCATGTCGCCGCCCATGTCTGGCATTTCAATGTCGCCCATCATGTCGTCTACAGGGTCTGCTTCGTCAAAAATTCCTTCTTCAACTTCTTCCTCAGATTCGTCTACAACGTCATCTTCGTCTAGCTCTTCGTCTGATTCATCTAGGTCTTCATCTGATGATTCATCTAAATCTTCTTCTGATTCGTCTACTTCTTCATCAGTTGCTTCATCAACTTCTTCCTCTTCTTCTGAAAGTAGTGATTCATAAATATCTCTTGATTTTTCTACCACGATTTCGTGGAACAATGCTTCTGCACCTTCTCTGTCTTCATTGACGAGACGCTCAAGCATTTCTTCAAACTTATTGCGATCAGTCATGTTAATCTCCTTTATATATCTTTACAAGGCTGTCTATTATATTTACACTTTATTTAAAATATACGCTTAAAATGGTGTAAAAACACGCCGTTTTTAGTTTGGAAGGGGTTTTATTCCGAATTTTTGTACAAATTCGGGCAAAGTTATATGTTTTACGTTTGGTAAATCTTTTAAAAGATCTGGAATATAACTTTTTTTATTTTCTGTTACTCGAATGTATTTAACCTTTGGATGCAAATTTGCACACATCATTGTTTGTCTTTGCCAATTACCGTAGTAAGTAGCTTTTTCATTAATACCTTTGTAATTCAAAGTTCCTGCATATATGTTGTTTACGTTTTGATTTTTATCGCCTAATCCTGTGTAATCAAATCCTAAAATAACAATTACTCTATGATTATTTTTACTAGCAACAAACATAGCAGTAGGACCACTGCTCCAACCTTTGTTTGGATTTAATATATTAATATCTTTTAAAGTTTTAGTATATTTGTTTGGATTAGTGTAAACTTTGTTTTCTAAATGATAACCGCTATCATAAATTTCACGTATCATTTTTGTGTCAACTGCAATTAAATGGTCAACTGCACACTCTCTATAGATAGCATTACAGCCATATACCGTTCCTAATTCTTTTAGTTTTTGTATTGGGATTTGTTTCCTACTAGTGCCATTTCCAAGCACAAAAGCAAACTCTGTCAATATTATATACCTGCTTGTTCCGTGTTCGCAGCAATACCATACATTTGTTTTACAAAATTTAAATCTTCTTCTTGTTCAATTTTGTGTTGATCACTAGCCTTTCTTACTTTGTTAATATCCTTCAAAGTTAATTTGCTTTTTCTGCTGTCAGAAGGTTTAATTACTGAGTCATCGTTAGACGAATCATAGCGATTGTCTTCTGTTGGCTCTAGTGTCTTATCATCAAAGTAAAAAAGTTCTTTTAGTATCATGTTAGTATTTATATAGTTTGTGTTGTTTCTGGTGCCGCTGCGTCTGCACCTAAGTCTGTTTCAGTATTTGTTTCTGGAGGTGTGCCTTCTCCTGCATCAATTCCGCCACCATCAAGTGGAATTTCGTCTTCTATGCCGCCAAAGTCTCCTCCTAGATCAGCACCACTAATTCCTGCACTTCTCATTTCAGCACCGCCGTCAGCGTCACCTGCTTGAAGATTTTCATCATTTTCTTCACGCCAGAGACGTTCATTTTCAGCAATCTCTTCATCAGTCATACCAAGGAATCTTTTTAATGCAAAACGGTTAGAAATATAAGGAATAGCACTTATTGTACCATATGTTCCAATTCTATTATTATCAAGTTCTGCTTGACGATATGCTGCAAAGTTTTGCGGAGGTACTAATTCTAAATCAAATAAATTAAAGTCAACGTTTATTCCTTTTGAATCTAAAAATAGTTTAAATTCTCTGTTAAACACTTCTTCAATTAAACTTTGCAGACGTTCACAATATTTGTTAAAACGTAATTCCTGGATGTATGCTGTTCCCACACGTCCATCATTATATTGTGAAGCACCATCATCTGCTCCAGTTGGTAGGTACGAACTTGGGATACGTAAGCCGCGTACCAACTTATTAGTAAAGTATCTAAGGTCATCAATCTCTCCTAGGTTAGTACCACCTGGAAGTGTTTCAACTTTTGATCCACGACCTTCAGCAGTTTGTGGGAAGAAGTAGTCTTCGTTGATTGACAGAGGGTTATAAGCTGAGTCTATAACATTTTTTCCGCCGCCTGTCTTACTTGGGATACGTCTTTGATGAATTTCTGTTTTTACACGTTCAACAAACTGCATAGCAAGGTGTTGAGGCATATTGCCCACATCAACATAGAATACTCTGCGCTCTGGCGCACGTTGGACACGATAGATAATAATCGCATCCTCAAGTAATTCTTTTTGTTTGTAAACTTTAAAAATACTTTCTAGTAAGCTGTTACCAAATGGGTAATTTTGATCAAGACCTTCACTCATACTTAAATGGATTACATGATCTGCATCAATAAACATTTCATTTTCACCTTGCTGGAATCTACTTGTTCCTGCTGAAGGAGTAGTGTTGCCACCTGTTCCCCATTGCTTATCAATAGTTTGATAACCAGGAGCACTGCCGCCTGGGCCATAACTATTTTGAGTGTTTAAAGGTGTTGCTTCTAGTGCATCAAATGCAAAATTTAAGTTTTTTATTGCGTACTGCTCAGGACGTTTGCCTTCACTTTCATTTACAATAATTTTTGTAACTTGACTTGGGTCTACATGAAACCATTTTTTATTTTGTGGATCTCTAATAAAAAATTGATCTCCATACTTAAACGCATTTCTTACAATTCTAAACATGCGTTTTTCAAATTCATTTAGTTTACACCATTGTTTTAAATATTGTCCTAATATTTTTGTTTCAGTGTTTGTAGCAGATTTATTAAAATTAATTCTAAAATGTGTTTTGTTCGCATTATCTTTTTGTGTGCAAAATTCTGCAAGAATATCTAATGCAGCATTCACTTCACTATCGCTATCCATAGTGTTATACTGATTATAGCGTTCAATTCTATTAGGAGATCCAACATAAACGTCTGGAAGGTGAGAACTATAATTTGCAGCAGCTGGACCTATACCAGTTGATCCTGCTCGTTGAGAAAAGGGGCTGTATGAACCTGTAGGATTATTGCCAGTTTGTACTGGTGTAAAATATTTTTTCCAAGTCATCTAGCAACTCCTTTTAGTAAGTTTCCATTGAGCCCTTTTGTTATTCTTTGAGTTCTCTTTTGAGTATACAATTGTTGATCGTTAATGTCAATCGCTTTTCCCATAGAACTGATAAGTTTTTCTATACCGGCACTGGTTTTTCTTAATTCTGCTATCATTTCACTACTATTACTTATACTACTTGCGTTATTATTTGCTTCGACTTGAACTCTATCAGGTATAGCTCGTGCTGCTTCTGACATTTTGTTTATAACATCTATAGTTTTTAATCTACTTGTTATACCATTACCGCCTGTAACAATTTCTGGGCCTCTTTCGCCTACAATACCAAAACTTCCAGGAGGAATATTACCTCCGCTATCAAAACCTCTAAGGTTACCTGTGCGATTCATATGACTTAAACTTTCAACAACTCTACGAGTTGCATCTACTTTTTCTTGTGTTGACGTTATTTCAGTGTTTAAATCTGCTGCACGATCAAATTGTCCACTTAATATAGCTTCGCTTTGTCTTTGAGTAAGTGCAGCTAACTCTGCTTGAGCAGCATCTAACATTTCAGTTGCTTTGGTAATTGACCCTAAAACATTTTCATTTGTAGCAATGTCATTATCACCAAGTTGAGCATCTACGGTAGCACCTAATTCTTCAGCAAGTGCGGCTATACCTGCAGGATCAAGTGCTAATGTATCTGCCTCAACATCCATTTGATCTGTAGAAAATCCCATGTCAGATAAACCACTACCAAACAGATTATTCATGTTTTCAGTAACATCTGCCATAGGAGTAAGAACTTTACTAATTGCATCATCTACTTGTCTACGTAGCGCATTTGCATCTCCCATTGCTTGTGCTGCTTTATCTAAAGCAGAATCTGCCATGTTAACTAACGACGGTAGTGCAGTTTCTTGAACATACATAACCGTCTTTCTCAATTCTTCTTGAAGTGCTACCGTTTTTTGTATTATACCGTCGCTTGCAATTTGTGTTTGTTGTTGTGCAGCAATAACATTGTTTAGATTACTTAGTACGTCAGCTGCTCCGCCTTCGGCAGCACCTGCTTCTGCTTCAACACCTCTGCGTAAATTATAACTACTTCCTAAAATATCTTCTGCTACTCTACCTAATTCGTTACCAATAGGTCCTAATTGTGCAATACTTTGAAATTCATCACTGCCTACTGCATCAATAGCTGCACCTAACAATTCGTCTTGCGCACGTTGTAATGCTGCTGGATCACCGCTTTGTAATGCTGCATTATATGCTTGTAATTCATCTTCAATACCAGGCATAACTTTTAAAAGTTGTAAACCTTCTTCACTAACAACACCACCGTATTTTACCATGTCATCAACTGCACGTTGAAGTAATGGACTAAACTCACCTAGTGTTTGGAAACTAGTTTGAAATTCATCTTGCAAGTCTTCGTTAACAAGATTAAGTGCAGCCTGCATAGTACCTGATCTACGTCTTTCACGCATTTCACGTTCTAGTTCTGCTCTATTTTTACCTGTTAGTTTGCTAAGTGCATCAAGTTGAACAGCATATTCATATGCTTGTTCCATTAATGTTCCATTAGCTTGTTGTTCTCTAATGTTACTAATCGAACTTAATTCTAAATAACTTGCTAAAGACTCGTTAATGTCTTTAACGGTATACCCCATCATACGTAAGTTTGTTGACAATGGACTATCTAAAAAGTCTTTGCTAAGTCCTACAAATGCCTGAGATGCATCTTCAGTAGTGCCAGCAAGTCCTCTTAATGCACTTTGATTTTCATATAAAAATTCTGTTAAGTCTTTAACTTCCATACCCATTGCTGCTGCACTTTGTTTAATACTAACAATGCTTGTACCAAACGTAGCACCAATAGATGAAAGTTGTTGATATTCAGCTAAACTTCCTTCAGCAAATTTTACTAAACCAGAAATAGCAGTACCAACTTTGCCTAACAATTCAGTGTTTGCAAGCAAAGCATCACTATATGCACTTAAATTTTGACTACCACTAACAAGTTCTGCTGCAAGTCCTAACCCTGCACTTGTAGTTTTTTTAACTGCACCAGTTAAAAAATCGATAGTTCTGCCCGATAGGTCTAATTCTGCCAAAAGAATAAAACTCCCATATTACTTCAAATAAATATATATACTTATTTATCTGTAGGAAAATAACATGGAAAACTCTCAAAGTCCTTTGAAAAAATACAAGAGGCAACCTAAAATATTAATAGATTTGCCTAGTAAAGGAAAGTATACTCCAACAGGAACAACATACAACGACAACACAGAAGAACTAAAAGTTTTCAGTATGACTCCTAATGATGAAATACTTTTTAAAACACCTGATGCAATGATCAACGGAGAAGCAACGGTTGAAACAATTAAAAGTTGTGTGCCAGAGATACTTAACCCTTGGCAAATACCAACATTAGACATTGACACTATATTAGTTGCAATTCGTATGGCATCATACGGTAACACAATGAATATTACTCATAGATGTAGATCTTGTAATGAAGAAAACGCATACGAAATAAGTTTACAACCTTATATTGATAGTTATAGAAGCAGAGTGTTTACAGATGTTGTGCAAGTTGATGATTTGATATTTAAAATTAGACCTTTAAATTACAAAGAGTATACTGAGTTTCAAAAAACAAGTATTGCTCTAAGAAGAAGTTTAAGCACTATTTTAAATAGAAAAATGGAAGATGCTGAAAAAGAAAAAGCACTAGATCCAATATACAAACAAATTGCGCAAAATAGTTTACGTATTATATTGCAGAACATTGAATCAATTAGCGTTGACGGCGAAACTGAAACAAACAAGCAAGAAATAAAAAACTTTTTTGATGATAACGATGTGAGCTACTTCCAAAAAATAAAAGATCTTATCGAAGCAAATGCAAGTGCATTTGAGCCTCCAAAACACAAAGTAAAATGTCCTGCATGTGACAAAGAAGATGACATTTCAATTACACTGGACCAATCTGATTTTTTCGGGAAGGGCTAGTTGGTCTGTCTGACGACGAAGTTTATCAACTAGCCGATCAAATGGAAAACATTGTTAAACAAATAAAAGACAATTGGTATCGCATAGGATGGTATATGCGTGGATCGGCTAGTATTGATTATCTCATGACACAAACAGATGTAGGTGATATGGAAATATACAATAACATTATTAAACACAATTTAGATGTTATGAAAGCAACTAAAATGCCAACTATCTAGCATTATCTGCTGCAATAGCATCTAGTGCATTAGTTTCATCGCCTGGTCTAGTTGACGGTTGAGATATTCTTGGACGGCTACTACTAACTCTGCCGGTAGGAACCATAGGTTGAGTCGATTGTCCTGTACTAGTCGGTCTTGATTGATTATTATTGCCACTAGGTGTAATACTTCCTAAACCTCTAGCTCTTCTCAATATTGCATCATCATATGGTTCGTCTTGTGTAGGTTGTTGTTCGTCATTTGGCATTGTAAATGGACCAAACACTTCTGCCATTCTGTTTTCACGCATTTCTCTGTCCATGTATGGAACAAGTTTATCTTCTACACTTGTGCCTGGAGGAAACAATAAATCTTGGAATACAAGTTTTGCCCATTCTTGTGTAGCAAATGCACTGCCTTCTAATCCTGGTATTTCGGTGATAGTTTTTGTATATGCTTCACCGCCCATTGCTTCTGTGCCGCCAAGAGCGCTAAACAAATCTGGACTACCAATTAATCCATTTGTTGCTGCATCAAGTGCTGCTGCGGCTGCTTGTAATAGTGTGCCAGCAGTTTCAACACCACCTTGGAATATTGCTCCAAAAACAGATGATTGTCCCCACTCAATAATCCAATCAGTAAATTTACCTTGTACATAAGCACTGGTTAAAATCCTAGCAATAACCATATAAGCAACTTGACTTCCTATCAAAGTAACAATACCCGGTACCGTTCCTGCGCCTGTAAACAATGCAGCAGTCGACCTTGCTTGAATAGCACGTCTAATGTTTCTCAGTATTCTAATTATAGATCTAATACCTGCTCTTAAAGCACTTAGAATAACTGGAGCAATAGCCGCAGCAAATACACCGTATGCTACTTGGACTCTATCTTGAAATTCTGTTTCGTCAATTACACCGTCTTGAAAATCTTGTTCGTAACTTGCAATATTAAAAATCATTCCGTCTCTAAGACTATCTGCTACATTCCAATATTGTAAAAATTTAAAAAATGCTCTAAAAGCTGCGCTTCCTACTAGTCTAGCAGTTCTAGGTAAAGTTCTTGGAGTAATTTGTGCATATGAACTTATTCTAGCACTCGATGCCATAGTTGTTTTAAAACCAGCATAACTTCTACGTAGTGCTGCTCTTCCACCTCTTCTTCTCCAAGCTCTTTTTAATTCTTGTGCTTGTTCTCTACCTGCATCATCAAGAGGAAATTTAAAAACATCAGTCGAACTGCCAATAAAGTAAATTGCCCTACTAGTTTCCAAAATACGTGGGCTAACACCTGCAACAGGTGACTCAAGTAATATACTTCGTTGTGCTATGATAGAGGTACTATCTCTTAATCCAATTTCATTTAGTTTCATTCAGAAGTGTTCCAGCTGTATAATGTATTTAGTTATTATAAGATGAACTCTGTTCATCTGTGTTTTCGTTAACACTCAACACGAACTATTTGTTCTTGATAACAATATTAATAAGGCATATGCGAATGCATATGCTTTTAGTATTATTCAGATTGTGAAGTCATAATTCGCCCGTTGCCGGGCGAACATGGTTTAGCGCATTATTCGAGTCGCTTCAGCCATCTTGTTAAAAGAGATTCAACTTGCGTTGTTGGAGGCGGTTGACCTGTATCCCCCTACTCTAGCTTCGTCATATCAACGGAAGGCAGTTATTCCCTAACAAGCGAAAACACTTACCCTTGGGTTGCTTTTTCTCAGAGCCCATTCCTTTAAAGCCTATCGTATACTTCTTCACGTGAGCATTCCACACCACCGGCCACGAGCATTACCTCGGCTGGATCTTGGAGTTTATTTAGAGCTCAATATATAGCCTATTTGTGTTCTAGTAGTGCCTGGCGTAGTTTTTGTGAACCACCAACTCTTACATTGATGATGCCGTTGTAATATTCATCTGTTTCTAATACACGCCTGTCAAATTGTTCTCGTGCTTCAATGTAACTCATCTCTGCTCTACTTTTGCAAAAGTAAAGTATTTCACGAGAGAAGTTTTGTTCGCCTAGTGTTTTTACATCTTCGTTCAGTCTATCTGAACTTCCCCAGTATTCACGCCAATCGCTTTCTTTGTAGCCTCGACGTTTGTTCTTTTTGCCTTTTAATGGTGGCTTGGTTGTTTTAAACTTTGCTAGTTTTTTGCCTACATATTTTTGTTTTGTTTTTAAATTTGTAATTAGATATACAAAGCCTTCGTATTCATCATCAATTGTTTCAACTTTTTTACCTTTGTACATCCAACTCATACACTATGTATCGCTAGGATTATTATTGTTTGCCTTTTTTGATTTTTTTGCTTTGCCTTTATTAACAGCCCATTTACCGCTTGCTCTAATGTCAGCAAGTACCTCTGCATATGTTTGTGCTACTTCTTCTTGCCTTTGTTTTGCTAATGTAATAAGTTTTCTAAGTTCTCGTCTAGCAGAACGTTTTGTTCTTTCACTAGGACCTCTTTCAAACTTTTCGTTTGCTTCAAAATAATTTAGATAAGTTTTTACTAATTTGTCGTGTGTATCGTCGCTCATTCTACTATATCAATATCGTTTTCATATGAAGTAAAGCCATTCTCTTTGATAACTTTCATAACATGATTGACTCTACCAACAAGTTCGTCTTTGTGTGAGATGAGGAAAACATTTTTACTACGCTCTCTACCCATCTTCTTGAGTACAGCGAGCGCATTTTCAACACCAGCAGTGTCCATACCTGAGTCGATAAGCTCATCGATAAACAACAAGTTAATGCCTTGATACAATGATTCCCAAACATCACGGAATGCCCAACTCATGCCTAGTATCAACCTGTTGCGTTCGCCTCTACTCAAGTTATCAAAGTCTAAATCTTGTCCTAGTTGTGTAATCATAACCGACAAGTCGTTTTGGAATTCTACTTGATGCGGTAAGCCTAGTTTGTCTAAATAATAAGTTAGCCTGTTGTTCAAGTATGCTAAGTTTTGATCGATGATCTTTTTGCGAATGAAAGAATCTTTGTTTGTCAAAAGTTTAAGAAGAAACTCTTGATGTTCTTTTAAATTAGTCAAATCGTTAACTGGTTGCCAGTCAATTACTTGAAGAGCAGTATCTGTTAAGTCATCAATTTGTGCCTGATAAGGATCTTCTTCTTGCGTTTTACTTATCAGTGCTGCACGTAAATTATCTACGTTGTTTCTGTGTTCATATGCTTCTTTAGCACTCTCATAAAACGTGTTAGGACGCCCATTAATATTGCCTATTTCGGTTAAAAATCCTATAGTTGCTTCTAATTTATCAGCAACTTCTGTTTGATAAGCAAGTGCATCACTTAATTCTTTTTGTTTGCGTGTTTCAATTTCTGCTTTTTTATCTGCATGAAGTGTTTGACCGCAAGTGTAACAAATAGCATCGTCAAGTTCTTTAATATCCTTTTCTGCTTTGTCAACACCTTTAGTTGCTCTAATCAATGCTGCTTCTAGTGTTGCTTTCTCTTTATTCAAACTAGTTATGCGATTATTCAGCTCTGTCCAGTTAGTTAACTTGTCATGTGCTTCTAATTCTGTGTCAATATCTAGTTTTTCTAACTCTTCAAGTGCTGTTTTTAATTTATCTTCGTCAGCTTTACGTTTTGCAACCCATGCACGTTGTCTTCCAGCAAGTGTTTCAATACTTTGTTCAATTTTTTTATTACTTGCTTCTATTGCATTAATCTTTAGTGTTTCTTCGGTAATAAGATCTTTAGTTTGTTTGACTTTTTCCTTCAACAAGTCGGCTTTTTCGGTAAGAATGGTAATACCAAGTAGCTGTTCAATGACTGCACGTTGGTCATTTGCCCGCATACTCAAGAAAGGCTCGGTATATGTATTGAGTGCAACCACATGCTTGAACATATCGTGGCTCATATCCAGTAGATTGTTAATACTTTCTTGTGTTTTA